GGATTGCCCGCACGCTATTGGCAAGACGCTTTAAAGACGCCGCTAGTGTCATCAGTAAAGCGTTAGGGTTTGACCGGCGGCGCGCCGAACTTCCCTGAGGTTGACGATGCCCAGCAGACTGCAAAGCTCGTTGCGCCAGTGACGTTGAAGATTCCGAAGGTCAGCTAGTCGGCTAGAGCCGTCAGCCCCACCGAAAAACTCAACCTCGTCGACCTTTTTGACGCCGGTGGCATCCATGGCGGACTCACCAAGCTCAGCGCCGATTGTGCGGAGCGTCGCGAGGAGTTCGCGGACCATCGACTCACCACCCTCAACGGACACCGGGTAGGCGCCGCTATGGGTTTTGGTCAATAGCAACACGATGTCGCTACCGCTCACTGATTGGACGGTGGCAATCTCTTGCCTGTCGTCAACGTCAACGACTGCGCGATCGAACTGGGCGAACCCGGTGGCGCTCGTGAGTGTCAACGTGTTGGGCGTGGCTGTCGTCGCAGCCGTTACCGCAGTGCTTGAGCTTGTGACAGCTCCGGCTTGCATGTATGGCTGAATGACCTGCTCAAAGAGAGCAGCGACGCCGATGTAGGGCTCCGCACCCGCGTCGAGCACGTTGAACCCGCACTCGTAACGCAAGCGCCGCAGTTCGCTAGTTAGCAGCGCCATGCGTTAGCTCTAGAAGCGTGGCTTAGCGTATCGGTAGGCCACCGAGTAGGTGTCAACAGTGGCGCCAGTTGCGACGGCATTGGTGATGCCACAGCGGGCCAGCGGCCATCCATAGCATGCGCGTGGAGCCGGAATGACCCGAGTCACCACAGGATCGGCGCCAGCAGTACCAGTCGCCATCACAACGTTTGCGGCGTTGTTTTCTGGAGTGACGGTGTTCCAGGTTGAACCACCATCAGACGACACCTGCCACAAGGCAGTGAGCGTCAGCGTGTTGGTCTCAGCCTCGACGATAACGAGGGCTGAGAGTGTGCCAGGCTCCACCTTATTCATGGGAACAGCGGCGCCCGCGTTAACGGTGCCAGCCGCATCGGAATCAAAATCACCGGCGGTTGCTGCCAGCAATGTAGATCGAAGGAATGCCATTGGTTGTGTCCTTTAGGAAGTGCGGACCGACCGACCGAAGCGGTTGTCCAGGAGACCGAGGGCGCCGTAGCAAAGCCAAATGACCTTCGCCTCTTCGCCGTAGTTGTCGTCGGAGGAGAACGCGACGCGGGGCAGACCATCGGCGCCGCCAACGCCAGTTCCGAGAATGCCAGGACCGAAGGCGTGGCCCTTGTGCACCGTTGTGCCCGACGCGTTGGTGTCGGTGTCGAGCGACGACATGGTGAAGATGTCGAAGTCGTCGATGCTGCGGAAGTAGCTCTGTGAGAGCAGAGGGTTCACTGGTGCGTGGAACTCGGCATATCGCATGAACTGCGGGTCATCCTTGAGGCTCGAGATCTGTCGAGGTCGAAGACACATGCAGTATCGGCCGTTCGCGAACGCTGGGATCTTTGCGTCCTTGAGCGAAACACCAACATCGGCGATGGTGCGAATGTCCATCTCCGCAGCGTCTTGCGAGGTAAACGACGCGTCGGTAGCGTGTCCCTGCGGACGAACCACAGTGAGAGTGTCGAGCTCCTCAATGCAGAAGCTGTTGATCGTCTTGTCGAAGTCCTGCTTGAGGTGATTGCCAACGAGCCCGGAGAGGTCGTGCACAGCCATGCTCGCGTCGAATCGATCGAGCGAGTAAGGACCGACGGCGCCAAGCGCTTGGTCGTAGGGTCCGCCCCACTTCTGAATGGTCAACGGAACCTGTTCCATGCTGATGTTGATGCCAGTAGTGGCAATCGTACCAGTAACGGTGCGACTCGCGCGGGTGTAGGTCGTCTCAGGGAATACCGGGCGGTTCAGTTTAACCGTGTGGCCGGGTCGCTTTCCAATTTCCTGAACAGCGGTAAACGCCGCCTCGAAGTTGGGGTCTGCGAGCATGAGTCGGTGTTCATCAACAGACCCAACGCCCGCTCCGCCTGCGCCATTGATCTCACGACCAGCGAGCCCAAGGCTACCCTCGGGATCGAGATGAGCAGCAAGCGCCATCTTCCACATTTGGGCGTAGACGTATTGGGGCTCTGGCTGAATCAAGAGCTTCGGCGACGTCATGTCGAGGAAGTCCTCGGGCAGTGTTGCGCGGGAGATAGTCATTAGTTTTCGTCCTGTCGCCCGCTAAACAGGCGCCTATTTGATAGAGAGTTGAGCGGCGTGCTTGTTCATAAACAGGCCAGCTTTGAATGGGTTCGAGACCTTTAGGGTCTGATACTCGGAGTCGAGGTCCCGCTCTGGCGCCAAGGTCTGATTGGGCGCCGCAGCCGATGCGGCCGTAGATGCGGGAATGTTCGGAGCTGACGCCGCTGCTGTCGCAGGCGCTGCTATGGCTGCACTGGCTTGCGCTTGCCACGTGGGGCGAAACGCCTGGATTAGACCCAATGCGCGGATCTTGTCGTCGCCAGCTGCGTTCGTAATGGCCTGGCGCTGCACCTCATTGAGGCCAGCGAGTTCAGACTCCGCATACGATTGAAGCTGTTTCTCATACTCAGCGACCTTTACGGCTGCCGGGGAGAGCTTCTCAACCTTGTCTGTCAGGCGCTGAAGCTCAGTCTTCTGCGACTCCTCAATCTCAGCAAAGCGTGCCAGGGATGCCTTGGCCTGCTCCGTGTCCTCAATGCCCAGCTCTTTCAGCAGCTCGGCACGAGCAGCCGTCTTGGCCCGGTCCAGTCGACCAGGTAGCCAATGGGGCTCGTTTGAATCATCAGGTTTCGTGACCGCGTCTGGAGTTTGCGCAGCTTCGATCACGGCAGGCGTAACGACGCCCGCGTCAGGCGTTAGGCCTTCGCTCATAATGGTCTCTAATTCTCGCGGATACCGACCGCGGGACGGAACGCGCCACACAATAGCCGTGACGCTGGCCTATGAAATGAAGGCTAAGGAAGCCTTAGGAGATGTCGTAGGAGACGACCATGCTCAACGGTCCGTCGAGGTTGGCCGCTGTAACGTCCTGCTCGGTGCCATCGGCAATCTCGAGCTCAAAGGTAACGTTTGCAGTCGCAATGGTCGCTGTTCCAGCAACCGTGTTGACGCCGGATTCCTTGCAGCCGTCACCAGTGCACGCATCGCGCAGTGTGATGGTCTTGCCATCTCGCCGGCGGTTCTGGATGATTGCCGCTAGAGTAGCCGTGTTGGCTACGCCATCAACTAGGCCACCACCGCCAAGCTGACCATTGTCAGCGCTTGCCGTGTAGTCATCATCCATTGAGAACTGGATCTCGCAAAACCCAACAAGACCAGCGGTGTTGGTTGGTTCGCGGAGAAACGTGATGCCTTCAATGTTTCCGTAGATAGTCGCCATTATGAGTTCCTGTTGCGTCGGTTGCGACGCCTAGAAGGTTGAACGTCGGACGGCTGTTCGGGCGTAGCGTCAACGACGTCAGCCGGCCCCGCGTCCACAGGGCTCGAATCTTGTTTGGGTTGCTCGATGTCGACCCAAGACGACTCGCCACACATTGGGCATGTCGTTAGGTGGGTCTCGCACTCAAAGCCGCAGCAGAGGCATCGCTTCATTCGTCGTCCTCGTCCTTGCCTGGCGGCACTAGTGGCCCCTTTACCTGAGCCAGTTTCATTGCTTCAGCTGAGCGCTCTTGCTTCTGTGTCTGGATGTCCTCAGAGACCGACGCAGCGTCTTCAATGCCGAAGATTCGAGCGGTCTTTTGCACCGCGAGCTCTGGTGTGATGAGTCCACCCGCTAACGCTTGCGCAGCAACCTGCACCTCAGCCAGTTGCTCTTCAGCCGTTGGGGAGAAGTATGTGCCCCACTGTGGCCTGATGAGCGGCCCGGTCCACGTTTGCCCGTCTAGACTTGCAAAGCGCGTTAGGAGTGCCGCGGCGACCAATGACCCGCGACAGTTGAGTGTTTGCCCGGTGAGCCCAAGCCGCTGAACCATTCGCAGCAGCATGTTGAGCACTGGTGACAACAGTCCGTCCCAAAGGTCTTGACGAACGCGGTCGCAGAAACTTGTGGTCCGAGCGAAGAGGAACGCTAGGGCCTTGCCGCTGAGCGCGCCCTTGACCGATTCGGGGCTCGCTTTGGTGAACCCGAGGACGGTGTGAATCTTTTCGGCGAGGTCGTTGCAGTGGTCGTCAATGGCCTTTAGCGCGTCACCTGGGAGCGTAAGCATGACGACCTTGGCGTCGGGGTTGGCAGATCGCCAAACAGTTCCAGCGCCCTTCTTACGGGCCGTACTGGACAGGCTTTGATAGCCAGCGGCGTAGGTGGCTCCGTTCGCGTCCCTGGTGAGGTGAAGCTCCGGATCGCCATGTCGACCCGCTGGGCCGATGTTCTCGTCTGCACTGACGCCGGACTCAAAGAGTTGCGGATCGCCACAATAGAGCGCCGCTCGGTCACGCTGTGACAGGCCACGATTCAGTGCGTCTAGCTCGTCTAGCAGGTCGTGGTGGATTGACTTGCCGTCAACCTCATCAACTCTCTGACACGTGCGCTTGTGCTGATACCAGACGACCGGGCAAAACCCGAGGTTATGCTCAACGGTGCGGTCCTTGTCGACGATCCAGCTGGTGAGCTCTTGCTTGTCGTTCTTGACTTCGAGAGGCTTGAATACCGTGTCGCTCTTGGCGGTAACCAGTCGCCGGTACATGACGACCCTAGCGCGCGTTTGGCCTGCGTCGGTCTTGAAGTTCTGGACGTACGGGTACTGGATATCGAGGGTCTCGACGGTCCGCCCATCTGGTGCATGTGTAACTGCGCACCAGCGGGCTTTGGTCGTCTCAACCTCGAGATTGCCATTCCTGGCACACACGATTGCAACCGCGGTGCCGCATGATTCGGCTGACTCAAGCGCATCCTCTGCAACGCCTTTGAGCTTCGCGTGCTCAGTGAGGAGCGACAGGAACAGGTCTAGTTTTTTGCTGTCGTCTCCACTGAGACCAGACGCTTCGTCCAGGCTGCGTTCGTCCTCGCTGAGGCCGGTTGAAAGCTTCGGGAAGCGACCCTCGCCCAAGGCGAAGTCGATGTGCTGCCGAATAGCAGCCATGACGATCGGATAGACAACGTGCGGCGCTCGCTCGAGTAGCGGGGTGTCGCGCTTTGGGGATAGGAAGTGATCGAGACCATCGTACTGGGTGCCAGCAACGTATTGCTCCAACTGGTGGAGTCGCTTGGCGCGTTGGGTCGTGAGTGCCCTTACCAGCTTCTCTGCCTGGTCAAGCCCAACAATCTCAGGCATCTATTAGAGTCGGCGGGTGTAGCCGAAGAACGTAAACGTTTGGGTTTCGCCTGCGGATGTTGACCCACCAGGAACCTGCCAAACGCGCATCATGTTGCCCCATTGACCAAGTACAGCATCAGCGGCCAGCGCTGGGGTTGCAGCTGACGCTGTGCCAGTGCCAACCACTACGATGCCGTTACCGGTCTTGGGCTCAACGATGTACTTGATTGCGGCTCCACCGTCGGCAAGCTGCGTGAGGTGCGCCCAGTCGATCCACGTTACCCCGCCGTCAAAGGAGGTCTGTAGATACAGGTCAAGGACGTCATCGGTGCCGCCTTCGACTTCGCAGAGCACGCTAATGAAATCGTATTTGGCTAGACCACCAACGCCAGAGCCAAGCTCCACAGCTGTGCTGTCAGCAGGACTGGTGCCTGTAATGGTCCCGCATTCTTTGGCTGACATGTGGTGGTCCTATCCAAGGGTGTATCTCTCGGTCCCGTATTGCTGAACGGTCGAGGGCTTACCGAAGCGGGTGAACAACGCGTATCTCAGCGCATCCATGCAATGGTTGTCTTTATCTTGCGGATCGTCGTGGAAGACGTCCTTGTTTCGCGGGTCGCGTTTGCGACGATAGAGTGAGAATTCTCGGATGGTCTCAACGCACTGGGGCGAGACAGACAACCGAGCGCGGCGGTATTCCTCAACCGTGCCGTCTTCCGCGATGGTGTACGGGACGCAATAGTGAGGTAAGCCCACAGGCTTCTCTGAGAGTCTTTTGGTGACGAACCGAGCCACGCAATCAATCCCGTCTCGAATGGCGTTGTTCGCCTTGAGAACTGGGACTGAGTGGTTGTTGTAGCCGAGGATCGAATCAGGTCTAGAAGGGTCGGCGTACCAGGAGTGGGAGGAACCCCGGTACGCCGACTTGAGATTGGAAGCTTGCGAATACCACCATTCAGGATCTTTATGCTGGGCCCATACCTCGTCGAGGACATGGCACACGGCATCCTTACCGTGGCCAGCTACACCAATCACCAGTATGACACCGGGGTCCTCGTAGCCATGGTCGATGCCATAGAGAATGCGGGACCATTGCTGGTTCGCGAGAGGCTCGCGAACGTGAAACCGTTCGTCAAACGGGTAGACCTGGCCCTCACCAGCGTCGAAACTCGCTTCCCACTCGCGTTCAACGGTGGCTCTAGCCATGTCGCGCGTTTCGGACTCAACGAGTTCTTTGCTGACGTGCTCTGGGGTGTCGCGATAGGTCGCGTGAATCGAATGAGCTTTGAACGTGGAGCCTGGTACGTCGTCGGCTAGTCCGCGCTTATAGCGCTTGTACAGCAGACCATGGCGCCCGCGCGTAGGCGTTCCAAAGTGCAACTGAAGCTGCATGCTCCAGTTCTCCGAGAGGAACGGAACCGCAACAGACTCATAGAGCGAGATGTCAATCTCGTCGGTCTCATCGGTAACGATCGCATCGCAACGCAGTCCACGGTTGTT